ATAAGTCTTATCAAAGAATTCAGAAAGCTCATACTTAGTTATTAACTGATCCGAATTCACATTAAACTTCTCAGTTTCAGCTTTAGAAGATCTTACAGATGTAGGATTAATATAATCTTTAGATAAATTCTCAGAGCATAAAACATTATCTCTCTTAATTTCCAATGCATCAACTAATTTTGGAATATATCTGCAAATCATATCATATTGATAATTCTGTCCAGCAATATATTTATGAATTTCATCATTCTGGAATAAAGATCTGATTAATTGTTCATCACTAAACAATTCTTCTACAGAACCCATCAATCTGGTTACATTAGTATTATCTCTTTTTGTAACTCTTCTAAGTAATTCGGACATACCAGATACATTATTAGTATCAGTAAGCTGCAGCTTATCTATAGCATCATCCAAATTATCAATAACAGTATTCATATTTTTTCTATTATCTGTTCTAGTTATATAGATATCTCTATATAAACTATCCATCTTCTTATCCAAAATATCTAACTGTTTATTTATCTTTCTTGAACTAATCTCAGTTTCATTAGCTTCTGAAACTGGTTTTCGTCTAATAATTGGCATTAATATATTCCTCCTTTCGGGAATTAATTAAATGTAATTTTATTCATTTATATATTTTTTGATAAAAAATTTGATCTTATCTATATTTTTATCAATCTCTTCTCTATTCCCGTTATTATCAATATAGCAAATATTACTATGAATCATTGGATCTATTAATTCTGGAATACGAGTAAATACATCTTCAAATTCGTTCTTCTCTTGGATAACTCTTCTACAATTCTCATAGATATCATCTTCAGATTCAGATCTTTCCATTAATCTGGTTAATCTAATCTTAATATTAGCATCTATTATAATTGCATATAATTTATATCTATTAGGAGTTCTAATATTTTCTCTATTGATCCAATTACGATAATTTTCAAATTGATAAGGAGAAGTTATACAAATAATATTTCCAGATATATCGAAATACTCTTTCTTGGTGAAATAATAAACTTCACCATCATTTAAAGTATAATAAGATCTAGATTCAATTAAATCATCATAATTTATATTATCATATTCTTCTTGAGTATGATAATAGTAATCTACACCTTCTTTCTCACCCTTTCTCTTCTTTCTAGTAGTACCATAAATTAGCAGAGAAAGTTTCGTATTTTTTAGAAATTTTTTATCGGAAAGTAATCTGTTTAAATATTCTGTTTTTCCTGCTCCACTTTTAGCAATAACACAGAATACATTCGTTGTATTCATAATCCTATCTCCTCCAAATTATAATTAATTCGATGTTCCGGACATCAATAAAGAAAATGTGGTAGGCTATAATAGCCTACCACAAAATATCTTAAAATTTATAAGGCAAGAATTATAAATTTAATATATTTATTTCTACTACTTTGCTGCACTTACAAGGGTAGGAATCTTACTAGGAGAATCACCATTCATAATTGCATACTTATAATCTGCAGAGTCAAGAGCAGCAACACCGCTAGTGCTATTAACCTTGTATGTATTAACACCATTGTTGTAGCTAGCAGTTACACCAGTAATATTGGACAGCAACTTGGAAGCAGCCTTATCAACCTGATAACCCATTACAGGGAAGCAAGTAAACTCAATAGTAACTTCCTTATTGTTGATATCACTACGCTGTGCATTATACTGAGAAAGCTCAGCCTTAGTAAGCTGGCAGTTAGCTAACAGAACTGCACGCTCAAGTCTAAGCATAGTATTATCAGTATTGTAATACAGCAGAGTAAATACTTCATTCTCAGGGCTCGGCTCAAGAATATTATTCTTAATCAAACCATGATATGTCTTAGCCTGAGACTTAGGATCCTTAATACCTGTAAGGTACAGCTCAGAGAAACGAGCAATAGGAGTACCAGTCTTCTCATAGTACTGCATAGATACAGTAATAGATGTATCCATCTTAACAGTATTGATCAGGTTCTGCTCATTAATACCATCAGAGATAGTATAAGTCTCAGCTGTAATATCAGGAAGTCCGTCTAATCCACGGAACTCATACTCCAGCATCCACTTAAAACCATCTACAAGGTTCTTAATATCACTATTCTCAGCAGCAAGCTTACTCATAAATGTAGGCATCTTGATAACGCTCAAGAAAGAATAACCAGACTCATACTGAGCAAACTGACCAATCTGGGTAAAATCAGTAACACCTCTAAAGGCAGTATACTGAGTTAGATTCTTAGGCTTAATAGTATAGTCATTAATAATACCGTTATTAATCTTTGCCATAATATTTCAATTCCTCCTTTCCCGATTACTCATTATCAACAGCAAACAGATCAAAGATCTCTGTCTGTGCCCAGTTATTGAATGCAAACTTGATAGATGCATAGAAAATCTTCTGGGAAGCCTTAAGAGAATCCTGAGTAAACTCAAATGTTAATGTATCGAAGTTATTAACGAAGTTGCTCAGAACATTGTTAGCTGCTGTTGCATAGTCAGTCATATCGGTGCCAGAGATAAGAGTATATCTATTCTTAGGACATGCTGTTCTAAGAGCTCTGGCTACCTGCTGAATTGCAAGTACGTTATTGATGAAGCTTAACTGCGTATAAGATGTCTGAGAAGTATACAGAGTCTGTACAACACAGTTATCATCTTCAAAAATAGCATAGTTTACTCTAATATCATCCATAGCCTGCTTCTGATTTACAGAAGGAGTGATAATAGGAGTAAAGTTAACCGTTCCCTTAATAGCATCACTAAGGATAAATCCATTAGCAACACCAGCAGTAGGATTGAACGGGCCATTAGAAATATGAGCTACCATACACTCTGCATAGTCATACATCATAGTAACTTCAATATTTCTCTTGGTTACAGGATCCTTAACCTGATAGGAAGTTCCGAAATCGGCAATATATCTGCTATGAACAGTCTGCTTATTGTAAGCATCATTGATCTCCAGGAAAGAGTTATTACCAGTTCCAAGATCTCTGAAGAACATACAATCCTCACGGAAATTAACAAACTCAGCAATAGCATTCTTTACAACCTGAGGAAGGTTTGCATCAAAAATAGCTGCAATCTTATACTGATCAACATCATATACAGCATCAGTAGCCTCGCCAGCATATACTGCTCTAATAGCATCTGTCCAAGCCTCGGTATTAACAGGAGCATCACCAAACTCACCATTATCACCTTCAGCAAGTTCAATACCATAAGTAGTATTCAGATCAACAGACTCCTTATCAAGACTCAAACCAGATACAGCACCACCCTTAGCATTATAACCATAAACAAGGTCATAATTCTTTACAGTATCTACATCACTATCCAGTGCCTCTGCAATAGCAGCAACATAGAGATCATAAACCTCTTCAATAGTCTGAATCTTAATCTGAGTACACAGATCAGTATCCATACCAAATGCTTCATTGTTATACAATACAGAAGGATCCAGAGTACCAGCAGCACTCTCAAGAGAAGTAGTTCCCTCATAAGTTGTTACTGAATAGAACATCTTTCCAATACCCTTAGAAGTATTGTAATCAGGAATAATTCTAACAGCCTTAGAAGAAACACCTCTACCGTTATCTGTAATAACAAGAACAGGATAAGTCTTATTACCCTCATCCAAAAGAGTCAAAGCCTTTGCTCTAACCTCTTCAAATGTCTTGCATCCCTGAACACTAGAAGCAGACCACTTAATAGCGGTTGTAGAAACCATAACAGGATTATCTGTAACAGTTGTAGTCTCCTCACCATCTCCATCAAGATAAATCTTAATTCCAGCAGAGTTAACCTTCTGAGTCTCAGTAGTATTAAGCGTAGCAGTCAAAATCAAATTTGCAAGGGTAGAATCCTTAGCACAAACTCTCTTAATGAGAAGCTTGCCACCAGCGTCAATGATCTTCTTAGCCTGGATTGCATTCTGACCATGCTTAGTAAAGTAAATCTTATTACCAAACAGATTATAGAAATCCTGACCACTGACAACCATCAGATCTTCCGGACCCTTATCGAAACTTGATACGACCATAAACAGAGGACTATCATCAACAGCAGAGATAGTTACCTCGTTATCTATACCAGTCTGATCATACCAATTCATTATAGTAGCAGGGTACATATATTAATTCCTCCTTTTAAATTTTAATAAATTGACAATATTAAATATATTGTAGATTTTACTTACATGTTAATTTTTATTACGACAAAGAAGAGGTGTAGAGTGTTAACCCTACACCTTTTATTCACATTGTTACGATCTTTTCCAATGGAGAATAAGGTAAATCTTCCTTATCTTTCATCAATATAGCAGAAATAAGAGATTCATCCCAGTTCTCTGATATAATAGAAGTATAAGGACTAATATAGTTAGGAATAAGCTTAATAGAAATAAGCTTATAAGCATTCATATCTTTCATATCTGTCATTCTAAAAGGT